CTATTGGATCATGTGCTTTCTGTATTCGTGCTCTACGTTTGTGTTCGATATCTGAGCATATATTTGAGTTATCGAAGCATCTTCGTGTCCGAGGATTGCCTGTACGGTTCCTAAGTCAGCCCCGCTATTAAGTAAATGAGTGGCCATAGTGTGCCTAATCAAATGAGGATAGATACTTTTCTTGATTCCCGATGTTTTTTCTATCTTGTCAAATTCCCGTTCTATGCTCCTTCGTCCTAGTTTTTTTACTGGATTTCTTTCAGTTACAAACAGAGCTTCTTCCTCATCTAATCTTGCCATGAGATACTTCTGGATATGTACTTTTGCCTTAGCATTGATATAAACCGTTCTTTCTTTGTTTCCCTTACCGATAACCTTTAACTGTAATCTTTGCCAGTCTATATCGTACTTTTTAACATTTTCTACTTCCTCCAGTCTGCACCCAGTACTATAAAAAAAATTCTAACAAAGCCTTTTGTCTATAAGTCTTGCAACCGTCTCTTAGTATTTCCATTTCTTCATTTGTGAGTGCCTTCCTGATTCTTTTTTCTGGCTTAAGGGATTTGATTTTTCTAAGTGGACTTTTATTTATGTATTCTTCATCTTCAAGCCATCTAAAAAATCCTCTTAAGATATCTGTTTCGGTCCCTATCGTGCCATTTTTTACACCTGTTTTAGCGTAGCTTGCTAAATACATCCTGATGTCCATTGTCGTGACATCCTCAACGTTTTTGCGCATATAATAGGCAAACCTATTCAGATTTCTACTATAACCTTCAAGCGTCCTCATTGCTAGTCCGTCAATTTTCTTAGAAGCTAGATATAGTAGAATTTTGTCGTTCATGTCATCTTGGACAACTAATGACCTCTGGGCAGGATTTACATCATAATCATAGAGCACTTCTTGGATGATCTGTCGAGCCTTTTGCTGATCTAGCATTCCATTAAATTCTAGGTCTAGTCTTCCTACGATCCTAACAACAGCTTCTTCTTTTCTCAATCTAATCTCCTCCTGTGTTTCTCACACAGGAGATATAAATCCTAAATACAATTCTTGTCAAAAATTACATATGGTGATATACTATAGGCAAGATCTCCTACGTGAGATTGGATTTGAAAAGAGCCTTTTACTTTGCGAGTGGGGGCTCTTTTCTCTTTTTTGTTCCTATCTATATTATACCAAACATATGTTCTGTTTACAATTATTTTCCAACTTTTTTTATTGATATTTGAACCTTTTATGACGTCTAAAGTTCCTATTGTGTTGTTAAATACTTAAATACATCTACAGCTTTACAATAAAATTCATGTTTAATTTTAAGCGTAATAACTTTTGATTCATCAATATTGCAATACTCTAAGAGGTGTTCTATGCCTTCTTTTTGATGTCTCCAAAATTTTAATTGTCTTTTAAAAATAATTCGCTTTATAATAACAACGACCTCCTAATTATGACTTAGCAGGATATAAAAATCCCGTTATTTCTTGATATTCTTCTTCTGAAATTGCCTTACCTACTACATTAAAAACTCTGTCAATACTCCATAGTCCTGTTTCGTAATACTCTTTTACTCTATTAAACATCAATATCAACCCCTGTCATTATGGCTATATAATCAATATCAGCTCTATTCTTTTCTTCAAGTGTCGGTTCTTTCGGTGCTATCGGTTCTAAATCCTTTCTTGCTTGATATTCTTCTTCTGTTAATATCTCAATTTCTTCTTCTGTAAGTCCTGCATTTAGTGCGTTTTGTAGCATTATTTCAGAGGAATTACTAGAACCATCTATTACCTTTGTAGTGTTTTTAATTACGCAATATTTCATTTTATCCCTCCCCATGATAAACAACCATAGCAGTTATTGTAATAGTACCCGTATTAGCCCCAGAAACTTGACTCCATAGTATATCAAACCCATCATTTTCCACGTTGCGAATGTTACCACTGAGCCTATTTGTAGTATCTCCCTGTGATATAAGTATAGCGGAGCCCGTGTAAGGTCGCCATATTCCACTACCCGAACCTGAATAAAAGGACTTTTGTGCTCCTATTTGCCCAAAAAAACCTATACTTATAGTCGCTTGGCCTGTAATGTTTGCATAAAGCGTAATTCCCTTTGGCTTTCTTGGTGTAGCAATATGCTGTGTTCCTAGGATACTCGCATCTCTTTGAAAATCTATAACTTCCGACACACTTTCTGCCACATGCGAACCTAAGTCCTCATCTAAATTCATTACTTTTTGCCTGATTTCTTTTATGCATTTATATATTTTGTTAAACAACCAGTTAAACCATCCAGCAGGAGGTTTTTCTGTTGGCAACCATCCATCACTTTTCTTTTGTGCTGGTGGTTCTGTGCCCTCGTTTAACCATTCAGGTAATTGTTCATTAAACATTGTATCCCTCCTAATCTAATGGTAAGTTTGTATCATCTACAGGATCATAATATTCTCCCAGCATACCTCCCGATGTTTGATCTGTATCTGCAAATCCTACATCAATATCAAACTCACTTTCGTTTTCAAGGCTAGAAAAGGCAAAAGTACCTGTAAATAATACATTTGCCCTTACTCCTGCCGCTACAATTCTATTAACCAATCGTCCAAACTGATTAACACTAAATCCAACCGAATTTAATAATGCAGCAGGAACACTAACAAATATAGCGGCAGGTTCATTATCTAAAGTGCGATACAACTCTTGTATATAGATATTTTTCTGCTCAGTGTTTAAGGTAATAGCTAAGACTCTTATTATAGTGTTGATATCACCTTTAGATAAGTTTCTTGCTATCTTTGATTTTAGAAGTATTCGATAAACTTCATCAGGAGCTACACCTCTAAACTGTTGCACGTTCACGCCAATTTTATCTAAAGTAGCACCTATGGCTTGATCTATATCTCGATATTTTTCAGTAGTTTCTAAACTATCCTTTACTTCTTCAAGTTCTCCGACTACTACATTTAAAAGTTTCCCTATATTGATACTAGAGTCTTTTCTATAGTTATCAGTTAATCTTTGCAACAAATTAAGCACTAGTAACCACCACCTTGGTGTAATCAATTTCAGCTACTTCTGCCTGTGCTATGACAATATTATTGACACTATAGTTTATACCATCTACCCCTATTTCCAGGTCTACATCATCAATGCCATCTATACGATAGATAACTTTAATTAGCCTAGTATAGACAACATCTTGACCCATACCCAAGCCTGTGTAAACATTAGAATCTTCATCAAGTCCGCCGATGAATTTTATCAATTCAGTTCTAACAAGATCGTCCCCATTGGTGGGATATTTATCATTTTTAGTAATGCTAATGTTACTGTAAATATCTACTACATCCGCATAAGTAAATTTAATATCATGTGGATTTCCTGAATCATCATTTACGGTTACTGTTTCTTCACCAAAGCTTTCTATACCAGCTGCTTTAGTATCTAATATAGATTTACCTACATCTTCACTATTACCACCCAAAACATAGCACTCTATACTCTTAGGAGGTCTATCATCAGCATCAGTAATCATTGTGTTGTTCTCTACCACTAGAGATGCTCTGACTCCATCTAATTCAAGTAAACTAGCTCTAATACTATCTAATGTACTGGCACCACCACGACTAACAGATATAGCATATCTTTCCTTAAACTCTTGATCTAATTCTGGGTTTCTACCATTTGTTGTAGGAGCAGTATTAGTTACTTCATCGATGCCTTCTGTAGGGTTTGTAATCTCTGTAATCGTATTAGCTGGTACATTGCTTTCTATACCTGCTACAATTGCTTGTATAGGCACTGTTACTTCACCAGCTCCATCGATTGTTGCTTCCTCTATAGTTTGAAACTGTATACCATCATTAGTTTCCACAACAAAGCCCTGGGGCACAATAGTACTTGCGTCACCGGTAATCGTAAGTTCACCTTCCGACAGTTGGGCCAATCTCCTCTCAATGCCAATATACTTTCCTACATAATCAAGTTGATTCCCTTCTGCTGTATCCACATAACCACTAAAGTAAACCTTCTCAGCAAGTTGCCATAATATAGCTACACTCCATGAAATTACTCGAAAAAATAGCCCCAATGGACTTCTGGGACTAACATTTACATCTTCACCGAACAGGTTTCTTGCTCTAGTGTTCATGCTTTCAATTATGTCATTGTATTTCTTTCTTTTAAATCCTTTAGCCCCTAATCCAAAACTAGGCAATATCTAACACCTCCTGACCTTCTAAGAGTTCCCCTGATTGCATTTTAACTTTAAAGTCAATCGTGACCTTTCTGCTTTTTCTTTCAACTATAATGTTTAACTCTTCTACCTCCTGGACTCTTGGGTCTTGATTAGCTGCTTCAATAACCGCTAACCTTATTTGTTCTTCATCCACTTGCTTTGTCTGCAAAACAGAATAGTCAAAGCCATGCTCTGGTTCTAAAAAAAATTCATTAAGCCTGGTTGTGAAAACCCTATTTATACTTTGAATTTCTTCATCTTTGCCTTCTACCATTACAATGTTGTTCTGTCCATCAAAAACAATATCGTCATCAACTATTTTAAAGGTTTTCATCATATCACCCCTAGTATCACTGCATCAGTTAAATCGTGTTTCCTACTTCCGACTCCGTCTAAAGCTCTTTCGCTAAAGGCCACAGCCACAACATCATCCTTCTCTAGTGGTATATTCTTCAACTTCAGGGGATTTATAATAATAGGGTAAGCTTCCGTTCTCCCATTTTTATATTTGCGCTTTGGAATAGGTCTTATCGTTAATTGCGGTGTAATAGATACCACTCGGCATAACATAAAAGTGTGTAGGTCTGCTAATCTTTCTTCTAAAATATCTTGTATCACTTTATCTATCATATCGGCAACACCTCCACCTCTGTAATAAAATCCCCAAGATGCTGGCCTTTCACTACTCTAAAGTTGCCTGTCACAATTCTAGATTCAATCTGGACCAAACTATCTGTATTCATTTTATTATTCAATAGCATATTCACTTTGTATCCTTTTTTATCATCGATAATGATAGGCTCAGGAGAACCAACCATACCAGTCTTGCTACTTAGCAAGAAGCCTGTGGCAGTCCCAGCATTGGGAGGCCTAACGAATGCAATGTTATTTTTAATGTAAAGCTTACTCCCAGCTTCAGTGGCAATATTTTTAATTGTGTTCTTTAGCATTCCACTTACTACCTTGCCTTTACTGTAAGTAATATCATTTGCAAGTCTCAGTTCACCAATTTCAAGACCAAAACTACTTAAAGCATCCCTTAATATTGTGGATGCTTTCATTCCCTCTTTGTAGGACTTGCTAAAAGTTTTACTCATCCACCTATCAATGCCTGGTGCAATCATCATTTTGAATTCTAAGTCAGTACCAATATTTCTCTGCTCATAATCAGCAACTGTTCCTACTAATATAGCCCCTATATCCTCTCCATACCCTGCATTCAGTATTACTTCAGTACTCTTTCCGATTCTATTAATGCTATCCATACTCAAATTGTATATTGACACATCACATATATTTGGTTCTGGATCACTGTCAAATGGCACACTGAAATCAATATCAATGTTATCGCTCAAATATGATTTATTTCCTATTATCAATTCAACTTTTCTATTGAATAGCATCAGGTTCATCTCCTATAATGTATAGAAATACTTTTACGTTAAGGTTCTCGTAAGTCACCCTAGTCTCTTCATCTGCTAAATCAAGAGGCACTATCAGTACAGGCGGTATGGGTAGATGCAGAAATGTTGTAAACAAAGGTTTTCCATATACTATCTTTTCTCCCAATAAAACAACTTCTTCTCCTTTATAAAGGTCGATAGTAAAATAATCATACTCTCCATTGTAATTAATTTCTGACGTGAAGGTAATCCCACCTAGCTGGATATCAAATTGATAAGGGATTAAGTTTTTTTCTATTGAAATGTAATCTATCATAATGACCTAAACCCCCTATCAAAGCTAGCTTGTATTTTTGCCGCTGCTTCGACACTTCTTTTTTCTGCTTCATATTTATCATACAGAGCTTGGTATCTTTGTGTGTCCGCGGATTGTCCTCTGACCGACTGTGTCCCTTTGTTAGTTACTTCTTTAGTCTGTGTTTTGACCGCTGCAACTGCTACAGCAGGAGGTTTAGGACTTACAGGATCAGCTAATGGTATCTGTATCGTTTGACTCTTTGCAACCTTTATCTCCTTTAATAGCATGGTAAAGCTAAACCCATTAGCGACCCTATTATTGTGATCCGTTCTAAATATTTCAATAGACATGTTGTCAAAAATATTTCTACCTACATACTTTAATAATTCTTTGGTCTTAAAATATCTTCTCAATACGCTTATTTTTTGTCCTGCATGTATTCCAGTAACATACCCATCTATGGCCAGAATTGTAGGCTTATTATTGATATGATCAGATACAGTGCCAATATCCTCTACAGGTCTATCTGTGATTTCATTACTGAATTCAGGACTTTCATTTCCTACCGTTGAAAATTCTACTTCGCCAAGCTTTACTCTAGCCATCTTTTCACCTCGCTATGCCTCTGTTAATGCAGGATTCCTCAGGCTTAATTTCTTAGCATATCTATCCATAAGAGAATTAAATTCTCTTTCTAATTCATTTGCTGCTTGCCTAGCATTTGTACCATTTCCCACTTCTATCTTGACATTAGGGCTAAATGTCATTTTAGAGTTGTTTGTTACTGCTCCACTCAATGCTCTGTCTGTCATGCGTTCCATAGACTTTGTTGTGTTTGGAATAGAGGAATCGATTCCTGTTTCTAATCCCCCTACTATATTCCCTCCATATTCGATCATGAGCTTTGAGTCTGAATTAATACCGAAGAAGCTCTTTACTGAATTGCCTATACCACTCGCTACATCCCTGGCTGCTTGTGCTGCATCCGAACCCATACTTGTTATACCATTGATTAAGCCCTGTACAATGTCAGATCCTACTTCACGAAGATCAATCCCATTCAAATATGCTAGGGTCTCATCCCATACCTCATTTACAGCTTGTAATGGTGGATAGCTCATTATAGAATCTATGATGTCGCTTGCCATATCATTTACATAGGCGCTCGCTCTACTTCCAAGTTCAGCAAATTTATCAATTGTACCATTCACTACATTATCCGATTTATCTAATAACCAATCCATGGCATCGCCAGACCTTTCAGTAACTGCATCCCAGTTCCTCCATAGTTGCCATACACCAACGCCCAAAACTGCTACTGCGCCGCCTACAGCTCCTACCGGAGTCGCTAAAACCGCAAATGCTGCACTAGCTATTTTTGCTGCTGGTCCCGCTGCTAGCAATAAGGGTACCAAACTACTTGATAGCTCAATCAATGGTCCGTATTGATAGGCCAATTGTTCTGCTGCACTGGTTAATTTTTGCATAGCTGTATCACCAGAGTTATTGGCGTCTGCTAAAGCTTGCGTCAATCCCTCAGCCTCTAACAGTCTTTCACTTTGATTCTCTAATACTTCTTGTGACACGCCTAGTTCTTTCCAAAACCTCTCTATATCGCCTTCGGCATCTTTTAAAGCATTTTGAAATCCAGATACCGCTCTAGGACCCCTGATGCCTTCTGCCTCTAATCCTGCCATAGCAATTGCTATTTCATCTACATTTAATCCCATGGCTCTTAACGTCGGAGCTTCCCTTCTCATTAATTGTCCCATCTCGCCCATCCCTACGGTAGTTTGAGTAATAAGCCAAGTCATTGTATCAAGATGTTCTTCTGCTTCAGTCAGTGGTATATCCAAAGCTGACAGCGTACGATCAAAGAAGTCTATACCAGAAACCATATCCTTTCCCGTCGCGTCTGCAAATGTATCAAACACAGGCAATAAACTTTCGAATTGGCTTTGCGTGTTATAACCAGACTGTTGAAGCCTGTCCATTCCAGCTAGAGCATCCTCAGTTGCAAAAGTATGATCAGTTAGTGAACCAACCATTGTTCTTATTTCCTTTTCTGTCATATCTGTTGTGACAGCTAATCCTCTAGTAGCAGTAGTCAATTCAGCTTGTTGTCTGGCCATTTTTTCAATAGCTAATCCTGTAGCTCCTGCTGCCAAAGTAATCTTCTTCCAATTCTCTTCTATTACCTTCCCTGCACCCATTGTAGTTCTTCCTAGTTCATCAGTTGCTGAATCCATGCCTTCGATGTTTTCGGTTGCTCCCATGGCAGTTTCTCTTAACTCATTGGTAGCATCATCCATCTGTACAACAGCGCTCGCATTCCCGTTGAATGCAACATCAAAAATTAAACTCCTGAGACTCATTTCTTCCCCCCTTCATTACGTTGCTCTATAATAAGGTCAATGTATATGTCGAGGGCTGCATTAGCTTCTTCTAAGTCATCCTCACTCATACTACAAGCTTCCGTATAGCTAATCTTGCCCTCCATCACCAGTCTCCATATTAGCCAATTCTTTCTGGCCATGTCGTGATAGTTTTTGTTCTTCTTTTCTTTGTCGCTTGCATTGAAAGTTTATGGCTGCTGTTATGACCTCTTCTAACGTTTCAATTTCTTCGAAATCATCTATTCCCACTTTAGGACTTATAATTACATGTTCAAATACTTCGGTGTAAAGGAGCTCTTGAGATGAATTTCCGTATTTATTTTTTGACCTTTCCCTAATTTTAAGCCATTCCCTTGGTGTAACTTTTTGAAATATATACTCAACGCCCTCGACTGTAATTTTATTTTTCATAATTTCCCTCCTATTTTTGGATATTAAAAAAGCACCTTCTCAGATGCTTTCTTATTACTTTTACAAATAAATCAGTAACATTACTAATGTAGTAAATGTGAACGAAACAATCAAAAGTATTCTTGCGAATTTAGGAAATCCAGTTAGTTTTACTTTTTCTGCACTTACTTCTTTTTTTTCTTTAGGCTTACCCTGAAATTTTTCAATTGGAATATATAGAACCGCTAGTATCAATCCTATAAAAGCCCCTGTTGTTTCTCCAAGTAAATATCCGATCCATGGAAAACTAATAAAAGCACTTACTATCCTAAACATAATACCCCCCCTAACCTTTTGCCTATATTATATACAAGTCAGGGGAATTTTACCACTATCTTGCAGAATAATCCGCTACGTAAATCCTATATTCTCGTTTTGACTCTGAATTAGAAAATTCTTTCTTGCTTGTCCTTGTCACTCTACATCGGTTCCCACCTGCATTCACTCCATTTGCAGTTAAGTCTACAATTTGAGCTGATACAATAGCATTTTCACCTTTTCTGTTTGCCAAGCCATCGAGATATGGCACTGATGGAGATGTTTGCTTTAAAATAATTCCAATCGCACCCGTAGGATCGTTTGTTTCAGAGAAGGTTACTTCTCCCTTCACCCCAACTTGGACAGAAAATTTATCTTCATTTGCCTCTGATGTTATTGCAGTACCATCTGCAAAACCCGTGATGAACCTACCGCCAACAATTACATTAACACCATTCATATCATAAGTTGTTACCATCTATATCCCTCCTAGTACTTTAATACACCGCTAATAGTTCCCTCATGGATAGCCCCTGCAAGGTCTGCACTCCAAGATACACCATTATAAACTCGATTTGCGATATCATTTGTAGGAGTGTCTTCACGTTTAACGTAATTGATTTGAAAAACTCCATTATCATCATCATCCCGTAAAATGATACCCTGTGTTACTCCAAGTTTTAATACCTTTTCAGCTACAGATACCAATGAAGCAATGCCAACATTATCATAAGCAATCTTTTCTGTGTTAACAGCAAGTAAAGCACTTTCTTCTTCCATTTTAAATTGCAAGAAGAATGCGCCCAGGACTACATCAATGTACTCACCTGATGTTGTTTTTCCTTCGGTAGTCTGTAGCACTCCCATTTTTCTAATGTAGGAGAATCCGTTGTCATCGTGCAATTGAGCTAATTCAGTGGCCGTTATTTCTGATGCCAATACGCCTGAAATACTTCTAAATTTTGCAGTAACTCCACCTATCATTCTAACAAGCATATAAGCTGCCAAACCTTCTGCAACATAAGCTTCAGGGCTGTGATGGAACATTACTGTTGTTTGCTCAGACTCGATTTGTGCTGGTAAACTAAGGTCCTGAGTCGTAGTAAAATACATTTTTTCTTGAGTGTCGATCCATCCACTCAATGCAATAACTTCGGCATTTGCATTCTCCGTACAGGTTAATGCAAACCAATCATTATTAACATTTACCAGCTCGTTTAATGCTGTGACTAAATCAGCTGGTTCACCTATTTCACTGTCATACTCTTTGCCAAATATAGCTACTTGCTGAGGCGCTGGGTTTTGTCCAAATATCCTACTTGCAATCTTGTAGGCATCATCTGTAACAGCATAGTCATCCGCCACACCTTGTATGTCATTATACAGGGTGTATGGATGATCCTTCGAGGTGTCTAGAACAAGAATTAATCCAAAGCCTCTTTGTTTGATTGCAGCTGTCAACTTGCTTATATTAACTACAAAGTCTTTCTTCATCTACTTACCTCCTATTCAATCCGACTGAATGAATATGTTTCAATTGTTTCGATCTTCTTTTTTAACTCTCTTGTGTATCTCAAAATTACATCAAATCCATATCGTCTTTCATAATCTATAATCATCAGTGCATCTCTATTTTCTATAGTAGATGTGCTTACTGTGACTATATTTTTTCGTTTGAGCCATTCACACCCATGGAACTTAAAAAAATCTTTAGTTTTCATTGCAACGCTTTTAGCTTCTTCCGCCGTCTTAGCAAATACATTTATAGAGAAGCTTGGCTCAGAAGTTTCTATTTTCTGAACTTCAATGTCAGAATCAAAGTTTGGATTTTCACTTTCTACTGTTTCATAGTTGTAAATTCCCACGCTAGGATCATCAGGCTCAGCGATGATTTTGAATGTAATGTATGGATACTGTGGTTTTTCTCCTTTTTGATCCGCAAATATTGCTTTAGTAACATTTGTGAATGCTTTTAACTCCTCCAAAATATCTCCTAATGTCTCCTCATTCATTTGACCACCTTCTTTTTAGTCATATACTTTTTATAATTCACGACCTCGGGTGCCTCTAATTCTCTGTCGATTTCATATTCACCGTCATAATCTATGATTATATCGCCTTTCTTAAGTAACAACTCGTTGCCTTGCATGTCTTTCAGCTTTTCTTTTACATAAAGCTTCTTATCCTGTGTAGTATAACTGCCACCCTCGCTATAACGTATTTCCCTATCAGACATAGGTAAAAATGTACCTCTAAAATGTCTTACTTCGCTTATGCCTTCAGTCCATTTGCCACGTATATATTGACCTGTCTTTTGTTGAACTGAAATTTGTTTTTCCCATCTTTGAATTATTCTAGTAAAATCCATCATAAGCTTACCACTTCATAAGTGACTGCATTTCGAAGCCTTCCAGTTTGGATTAATGGATTATCTGTCCCTTTGTTGGCAACTGTTAACGCACTATTAGCTGGGCTTTTAGTTTCTTTTATTTTTCTTTGAATTAACGTCTGTAGATATAATCCCAGTCTATTATAGAGCTGTTCCCCTGTGAGTTTCCCCTCTAGAACATTAATCAATAAATCTTGACCCATTTCATTAATTTTGTTCTTGTTTTCATCGAAGGTTGAGCGTATATAACTTCTTTCAGGAATCATAACGCTCTTGAGTAATACAAACATAGGGATAAAATCTTTTTCTCCCTGGCCTTTAGGTTTAGCTAATATTTTTGTTCCTCTGGGCACAAATAGATCATCGTGATCTGCTGGTCTTGTATCCCCAGCAGCAGGAAGAGGTATAGCTAGATACTTTGAATTTTTAGGCTTTATAGTTGCTCCAAATTCATGGGTTGCAGCAATCATTATCAGCTCAGAATCTTCTTCTCCCATAATTCCTGCTTTTAAAGCATGTGAATCTAAATAATCTAATTCTCTTAATAGCTCAGGTACTCGACTTTCATCTTTTACTATCAATGACATACCCTCCTATGAAGTAACGAGCATGCTTAAATTGCTTTTTTTCAGTAATCTTAGCACCTCTTGTCCATATTCAGTAGATTTCAAACCTTCTTTTCCAGAAGTTGAATCAGAGAAAGCAATTGCCCCAAGGCCATCCACCTTCTCTGATTTTATTTTTGGATTGTCTAATGTGGCATAATGCGCCGTTAGATATCTCATGATTTTTTCTTTGAAGGATGCCTTGAATTCCATGCTGTTCATTTCTAACTTTGCATCTTCGATGTAGATCTCAATAGTAGAATCAGGCAAGCCTCCCAAATGAGAGGCTATTGCCCGTACCCTTTCTACAGTTGTTTCCATTGTTACTCACCACTCTTGATGGCTTCTTTTAACTGTTTTTGAATAGCCTCTAAAACAGTCTTTCTTTCCTCTTGCTCAGACCATTTTTGCAATTTTTCTTGCGAAAATGTTGTTTGTACAATCTCAATCGCCTTGCCAGCTGGAGTGATCTCGGAAATGTCTTCGATAAGTCCTTCTTTCACTTCAACCACTTTATCTTTTAGCCAATCTTTCACGATAGGATGTTTACTCTCTTTATCCCAATCCTTTTTTTCTACTTCGTTGGCGCCAATATTTAATGTCACTTCTCCAACATGCTTGATGAATTTACTATTATTAATTACTGTAATTTCCATTAATGTTCCCCCTCCTTATATTCCGTCAGCTCTGCAAATCCCCATTGGGAATCTTACAATAGCTCCACCAGTACGCTCTTCAAGGTTAATCTGAGATGACATATTTGCTAACATTACTTCTGGGTGTCTTGTGATATCAAGAGGTAATGCCATTTCTACGACATCCTTGCTGCTATCGAAAACAGCAAGACAATCTGTGGAAGAATCGCCTGCACCTTCTAGGTCTGCAACTCTAATGATATTAGTAAACCACTTTTGTTCTTGTAACCATTTGCGAATTGTCATGTTGTAGTTTTCAGCGTTCACCGGTTTATCTAAGTCCTCATACTGATTAGGTGGCAATAATAAGGTGTCCACTGTTAGTCCTGGAAGCGCATTAACTTTCTTTCTAGCTAAACGAATATCTTCAATAATCTCTTCACTGGTTTTATCTTTCCATTTTGTAGATGTTTCCCCAGCGTTTAGGGCTACAGGCATCGTTTGGATGCCAGTGAAGTTCAATAGTCCTTCAGCTTGATGCGCTTCTGATCCAACATAGAAAAAGCGGTTTTCCTTCTCTGCAACAGCTCTTCTTGCCGCTATTGCCTTTGTAATGTCGATAGTCCTATTTGCCATTTGTGCAGCTCTTTTCTCTTGAATACCAATCGTGAAGCCTACAACTACTCCATATACTTTCTGTGTGTGTCGCTCAACGTCAGCATCCACTAATGGAATATCATCCGATGCACCATAGGCAAATATCTTTGCAGCCCCTCTTCTAGTCATTTTGTCATAACTGATTGTCTCAGCACCTTCATGGTCATCAGTTTTTAAACCAACCACGGTTCTGGCCGTTAATTCTTCTTCCTTTGCTTCATAAGCGACTTTATCGATACTTTCTAAATCTTGGTTAAGCAACATTCCATCTTGTCTTACATGCATTCCTCGCATCTTTTCTCCTCCATTCTTCTCTCTATAATTGGACTACTTTTGTAGTACTTGGTAGGTTGATAGCTAACATTACTAACTCACCAGCAGCTGCACTAGTAAGGTATTCACTACCTTCAAGTTCGACACCATATACACCATTTGTATCTACACTAAGGGGAGCAGCAGTAAAATCTCCATCTTCTAAAACAGCAGCCTTTTGTCCAGCTGTTACACCAGCAGAATCAGCAGATACTTTAACCCATACAGTACCTTTTTTTAGTACAGAAACAGGGTTACCTTGTAAATATTGATCGTTGTCCAAATCACCTGTAACGCTATTTAGAGCAATCCCTGCAAATATATCTGTAGACGCTGCACCATCCCAGGCTTTCACCTGAATCTCTTTATCTGTTCCTAATTTAACAGCTTTGCCATACTTAATTGGACTTCCTTCTGCTGCCATACTTCTTGCTGTTGCTGACATACTAGCTTCTGCGATTCTTCCTGCTCCTGTAGCAGCTGGTTGATATTTTTGTACAGTCATTATTTTTCCTCCTCACTATTTTTTCATTTGAAGTCTTTTGCTTTTCATGCTTGTTACTAGATCCCCTGCACCTGCATCATTCTTAATTTTTAAGTTGTTGGCGCCTGTGCTAGAGTGTTCTGTATTTTTGTAAAAATCAACAATTGTATCAAATCGCGCATCAATGTACTCTTCACTTTTCCCTTCTCCGGTGAAGCTTTCATCGCCTAGAACCTTGATGCAATCTACTTTAATTTCTCTAGGCTTCTTGCCCTTAAAGTCGTAATCTGGATCTAAAATAATGGCCGCATCTTGTACTACTTTCAATCTGGCTTCAATTGCTTGATCCAACTTTATTTCTGATAATTGATTTTTTTCTAGTTCATCTTTCTTCTCTTGAAGCTTCTTAATTTCGTCCTCTTTTCCATCTAGCTTGCCTTCGAGTTGTCCTACTTGCTTAGTCAACTCATCACTCTTTGTTTCCAATGCAGTTACTCTTGTTGCTACCACTTCCGGTACTTCGTACTCCACTCCGTCAAGTCTAATTTTCATTTCCTTCATCCCTTCCTTTTCTTTATAATTTTCAATTTCATCAGTTCTGATCTGAACTGCAAAGCTCTCTTTTTCATCAGTTCTAGCTGAACACTCAGGACCACAACGACCTTTCTTGACCATGGCCAAGTGATTGAATTTAAAATCTGTTTGTCTTCTGTCATACTTTTGACCTTCATACACGCCGCTTTCATCGATGACTCTACACTCAAATCCTAGCGAACATTCTTTTTTCAAACCTGTGACAATATCGGCGATTAGTTTAGCATCAAACACAGTTGCTTTATTTACCATAGTCACATCTTGCATCTCTGCCTTTTCATGTGTCCAACCAGCAACTAATTCTTTTGAATTATGTGCAGATATCAACTCATAAGGATGTCCATCTGTAATAGGTAGGTTGTTTAGTTGTTCAACTACTTTAATCAAATCGTCTGGATGTTTAAGTTCATAAATCACTTGACCAGATTCATAATCCATATAGGGGTATACTCCTGGCTTCACTGCTGCAAGACTATAGTTTAAAAATCCTCTCCCATCTTCTTGCATCATATTGACTTCAACTCTGTCATATCTTTGCTTTAACAATTTTTCACCCCCCTTATATATTAAGTAATTCATCGGGATCTACTTCAGCTGTGCATCTGCATCCATAATCTTCACCTGGAAGCAGGCCTTCTGTACCAGCTCCTTCTGACCACAAAAACCTTTTACCATTAAATATTTTGTGCTTATCTCTTACATTCCCATCACCTACATCACTCCAAATAAAGCCTTTCAGTCCACTTTGCTCATACTTTGCTTTATTAATATCTGCAACTAGACTACCTGTTTGATCTCGTGCGATGAACTTGGCTTTAGTCCTGCTTGTTTTATATGCCTCCTGGAGCCCATCGGCAATTTGTTTGTTCGACCTACCCCTACGGACACCTTGAAGTATGACTGTTTCAACGTTATTATGATAGTTTTCAGGTATAGATTTTATATAGGCAATATTTTCTTTGTTGGCTGCTGTGATAATATCTAAAAGTTTACTATCTCTACCAATTGGATCTACCCCTAAAACTGACCTAAATTGATTTGCAAATTGCTGAACAATGTTGTTTCCAACGGACTTCGTAAATGCATCTGCAATTTTTACTATTTTATTTTCATCAAAATAGTATTCTAGTGTTTCTGTTCTCAAGGTATCTAATAGCAGGTTGATTTTCAGAATAGCGTTATCATTACGTTCATTAAGACCATCATTTCTTATATTATGAGATATCTTCTTTTCGAAGGTCTCTATAACATTAGCATGACTACTAATTAATAACCCTCTGACTTCCTTGAAATAATCCCATGCAGCACCAGAAGGGAATCTAGACTTAGGTGTTTTAGCCATGGTCCATCGCCTCTTTTGCTTTTTTTACTTCTCTTGCAATTTTAAGTAGCTCTTCCTCACTCATATCTAGTTTTTCAATCATTGAGGTTTCGTTAAAGCGCTCTTTCCTGGTTTCGTCCGGTGATCTAACATTATGAGTAAGATAAATGTTATCTATCTCAGCATTCATCTTTCTAATCTTTGCATCAGTCTCAGCGTCTAACTTCCACAGGGGATTGAATTTCATTTTGTACTTCACGTTATCGGGTTCAATCGACTTTGTCCCAACTCCACTTTTACTCGCTAAAAGTGATAGGTCTATTAAGTATTCCAAAGGCTCTCTTACATGTGCTTCTTGCATTCCTGCTATTCTCATATAGTAATTCAGACTATCAAACTGCCCACCTGTCACAGTTCCTTGGGGTTGACCCATGATGTGTGATTTTGGCATTCGACTCACAGCAGATAACATTTCCCAGAGAAAATCGTACATATCTTTCAGGGGTAAGCTTACCGAGGGGGATATATAATCTAGGTCATCTTCTTTACCTATCACAGCAAGACTTAACGTATTGAATTCAAAGTCTAATTCATTTTGTATGTTCTGTCTCAGTTCCTTGTCTGACATATCTACGCCATCGGTTTTCAATCTTTTATGCACCATCGAGTACATCAATTGACCTGTTGACCATGTTGCATTGTCAAATATCAATAGCAAATCATAGAGAATTTCAATCAAAGGTATGCCACGTTTTTCATCTTCAATTTTTCTTGTTGCAAAATGAATAATTCTATCATTGTGAACTAGCTTTGTATCTCCAGCTCCTTGAATTTCAAAAAGTTCTGTACTTCCATATTCAGGTGAGAACACATCTTCATTTTCTATATAGTCTATTAACTTGACTCCACTAAAAGCGTGGATATAGTCAATATCAGTTAGCTTTGATATCTCTATTGGATCAGAAATCTTGAATAACCCTGTTTGCTTTGCACCTATAGATATAAGACCATCACCCCTAAGTCTTTCAAATTTTAGAGCCTCTTGGAAGTTGTATTGCGCACCTAGGTTGGAGAGTTTATTCATGATCTGTTGTGCCAGTGCATCTTCCACGCCAGCAATAGAAATCCATTCTCTAGTTGCATCCTCGGCTGGGATGTTCACTATATTTTGAAATATACCGTTTACAGCATAGATGTCGGATATCATCCACTGACTCATTCTGTGCCTTGTAATGCCCTTTTGTCTGCTCAGTGGGTCTTTGGCTGTTCCCTTACTACTGGTTGATGACTCGAAAAAGTCTTTTTTGTATCCGCTGCTTACGCTATTACTTTTCTTTTGTTTTGTCTCTTGTCTTTTTCCCAAGTAATCACCTCCCACTTTTAACGGTATCCATCAGCTATGCTATTTGCCTTTACCTTGACTTCGCCATTGATCACTTCTACAAATCCAGTTATCGCGTCTGGACCATCATCATGCTCGTTTTTGCCTTTTCTTTGATACTTGGCCATAGCTAAATAGTACTCATTGTACTTTTTAGCCCAATCTTCTGGCATGATAACTTGCTCTATAACATTAGAACTATTGACCAGTATTCGAGTTTTCTTGTTCTTGCTCTGAAAGAACCATTTGATGTTACATTTCTTGTTTTTATACTTTTTCCTGAGAATATCTTCAACTTTTCTGGCGAAGCCACGGCCACCATTATTGGACTCAAATATGGCGTTTTTAACGCCATAAATATGAAGTCTTCTTGCCACTTCTTCCTCCGTTACTTCCATTGCTTCATCGGTATAATAAATATCTTTCACATAACCAAGTCTTCCAATTACGCCACCGATAGGCATACAAAGATAGTCGCGCCCTTCATCGGCGGTATCAATATACGCAATAATGTCTTCAAATGCTTCGTCATCCACAACATCATAGGTTTTGAACTCTTTGTACAAGCTGCCTTTTTTATCAATAGGCCTTTGTAGATAATTTGCTTCAAAGATGTCTTCATCGATACCGCCTTTTTTGTCCATGATGGCATCATAGGATAGTATCTCATCACATAAAGGTTCATCTTTTTCATTTAGTACAGGCATCTCTAGTACATATGTCTTTTCAGGGAAGTTTGCTATCACCCTTCCTGCTAAGTCATCTGTAGCCCATCTAGTTTGGATGATGATTTGTATGGCACCTTCTACCATCCTGGATAAGAATGTGTTTTTATACCAATCCCAGTGCGCTTCTTTGACCCTTTCATTAACAGCTTCCGACTTATTTTTTATAGGATCATCAATGATTCCGATGTTTCCACGCATACCGGTAATTGATCCATCAAAGGATGTAGCCAGGTAACTCATATATGCTCCTTCTAAACTCCAAAGGTTCATAGCTCCATCACCGTCTTTGATTTTCACAGATGGAAAGAAACTATTAACTACATAATAGTTGTCATCACCTTCGATTTCTTGGTCCTGTATATGCTCTCTAACCATCTTGGCAAATCTAATTGAGAGGGTTTGATTATACGAAACCGATATAATCTGATTACTGACACTGTCTCCAAATGCCCAAGTAGAAAACATTCCAGCAGTGTAACTTTTCCCGTGTCCAGGAGGGAGGTTAATTACAAGTATGCTATAAGGTTTGTTGGTCTTAGGATTTATGAGCTTTTTTTCATAAATAGCTTGTATGGTTTTGCATACCTTATCCTGAAACGTCCTAGACTCTCTAAAAAATTCAGGATTCATTCGGTTGCAATACTCTCTAAAATCACGTCGCCCTACAGCTATAATTTTAGATCTTTCACTATTCTGTTTTCCTTGGACCAACTCGTGAATGATATTCATATTCTAGTCTCCCGTTATATATCGCGTTACTTCCCCGTTACTTCGCGTTATTTTAAAGTTACTCCCCTCACGAGGTACGATAGGTCTGTTTAATCTGCTAAGTTCCTTAGAATCGATTTTAAGGCATTTTTTGCTGAAATTTAAAAAGGACATGCTTCGCCATTTGATAACCAGCCTTTATAGATAAGCTTGTTACCAATTTTGAGCCGTCCTATGTTCTCGAAATGCTCAAGCACAGCCGCAACATGTACTCGTTTTATTCCGATACCTTTATGATCTCTATGCCTAAATCCACAGTCTTTGCATCACCTAGTACAGATAAGCAAACCTTAGCCCTGCCTTTTCTTTTATCAACCTTAATGATATGCCCTTCCATGCCCAGTAGAGGTCCTGACACAACCTGTACTTTATTCCCTTCTTTTACAATTACCTTGGATAACCCTATGAGCTCTCCTTGATTGCACAATCTCAATACTCTTTGCATTTCTTCTAAGGGGATGGCCTCAGGCTTTTCAAGGCCTAAAAACCTATGGATACTTGGTATCCTTTTCAATTTGTAATATGTATCTACATCTAGTTCTACGTTTAAAAAAAGATAGCCTGTAAACAATATCTTTTTAACATGCCTGGTCTCTCCTTGCCTTTTTTCAGGAATTATTCTTTGTGGAACGATCACTTTGATATCTTCGATTTCTTTCTCCACAAGCTTCTTTGCTTTCATTTCTTCATTGCTTTTTACATGCACTACATACCATTTTTTAATTGTTCTTCGCCTCCATCTTTTTGGATATGGAATCTACTTTCTCAGATAGTTTCATCAGTAGCTCTGGATCATTCTCCAATTCTATCCGTAGTTCCATCTTGATAGCGGTGATGGCATCTTTGATGCCTTTGCTGTACTGTAGCTTAAACTTCTCTTTATACACTGCACTTCGTTCTAATGCGACAACAATTCTTGCTGCTTTTTCAATTGGCATGTTTTCTATTTCTTCTTGAGCTGTAGCAATCTTTTGTGCTAGGCCAATAGTCAACATTGAAGTTGTTGCTCCAATGGCATCAAAATTGTTGTTCTTTTTAGCTGCATCTACAATAATCCTTGTTTGTTCAGCTACTTCCTTCATTCTTTGCACAACTGCATTTTGACGCAATGCATATCTTCCAACACTGGATTTTGATATTTCATATCCTAATTCAGTTATTTCATCCGCAATTTCATGATAAGTAAAGTTAACATCAGCTAGTCTATCGTCTAATAACTGTCTTATCTCTTCTGGTAATTCATCTACCCTTGACTTGATTCTGTTTCTTTGTCTTTCTTTAGTCATTACAGCTCAACTCCAGGATCATCGATGGTCTCTTCAATCAAATCAACTCCCTTGGCCGTCAACTCCACCTGATCATCATCTTTAATTTCAGAGAGCTTTATAGCCGTAACAGTGATGTACTCCTTATCCTCTAAATAGTGTAGAATCTTTGTCATGTCTGCTGAAAATGTAACACCTCTCGAAATGAGAGCGCTTCGTATGCCATTCACACTGACGGAATCGGGGTAGAAAAGAGCTAGTGTCCTAAGAACTTGACCTCTTAACATTTTATTTTTCATTACTTGTGCTTCCACGTCATACACTCCTTTTGACAACTAACACGTCGTGTATTTTGTCTAGTTTCTTGTCAACGTTAGACATAGCCCTGATGAAATCATCTTTATGTACATATTCCTTGGCAATTCTTACTTTGTGTTCATTGAATTCTTCTTTCAATTCCTTAATATCTTCTTGGTTTTTGTTCGTCTTCCAGTTAGTTTCACTTATGTTTTTATCAATGCTCTTTTTGAATTCTTTGAGGAAATATGCAATTGTACCTAGTCCTAGCATTATTATAGTTTGTATGACCCAGCTTAGATTAAGTTCCATACTATGTCCTCGTTCCCAGCCGTTCAGTATTACTCAAAGCTTTTTGTATTTTAGCTGTTATGTTCTCAATGTCATTTGCTTTAAGTTTCACCTCAGGAAAAATCGTATTAGTTTTAGTAGCTTTAACTTTCTTTACCTTTTCCTCAATTGTGTTCATGATATAGGTTTGTGCATCTCCTAAACTTGCTTCAATTGCTTGTTTGTACTCTGGTTCTAAAGTCGTCAGAATTTCACTGTAGGCTTGCATTGCTAAATCGCTAAGCTCAGTCTTATCTTTCTTTCCAGACTTTACTGCTGCTCTAAGTACTTTTGCAGTTTTTTCCTCAATTTTGGTTACGGTTTTCTCTGCCACATCTTCCAGACGCCATAGTGCCATCTGTAATACTTCTCTTTTACTTTCCTCTTGAATCTTTTCTGTTTCTAGCTGCATTTTCTTTGATGCTTTGTTAAGAAAATATGTTACATATGCCCCTGCTAACCCGATTAGTCCAATTGCCACGCTGACAAGAATTTCCCTTAGTGCTGTTTGAATTGCGCTCATTATTCGCCCTCCTTTTTTTGAATATAAAAAAATCGTAGTATGATTTTTTATCACACTACGATTTTACATTTATTTTCTAGTATTTACTTTTGAAGGCTTCAACAAAGAATTCAGAACAGTGACAGTTGACTGTGATGCGGTTTGTTTCTTTCTTTTTTAACCAACTCCGAACATATTTCCCTTACCCATCTCTCAGTAAAGCCGTACTTTGCAGCTAACTCACGATAATTATATCCATTAAATTCTTCTTTTATGAGCTCTTTTCTCTTGGGGTCACAGGACTTCACAATCGTAGGGAAATATATTTGACTTCCTTGAACCATCTTAGCTAACTCTAATGTAGCTTCGAATCCTATTTTGGTTGCTATCGTATAATAAGGTTCATCCAAATCATCTATCGTAATCTTTTCTAACCAATTTTCCATGACCTCACCACCTTTATCATAATTAAGTTGGCTTAAAATATCAACACATTTTTTTATTTGAGGAAGTTGGAATTAACAAATCCAATCAACTCTCCACGTCTCACTACCCACCAGGTACCATCAAAATCAAACAACTTGTCAACCTTATACCCTGCTTTAAATTTACCTATGATTGTTCCCATTACATCATTTCTAACATTCAGGGACTCAGTAATAACTTCATGCCTATCTTCAAGAGTTTGTTCTTCTTTTTTCTCCTGGTGTAAATCTTTGAAAGGTAGCCCAAAGAACTCACATGCCGTTTTGATTTGTGCCCGTGCTGCATTCTTTCGGAAGGCACTTGAAAGGAGTAATTCTTTGTCAAGTGGGTTTGTCATGAACCCATTTTCAGACAAGTTTGCTGGCATATTTGTCGCTCGTAAAACATAGAAATTTGTCCAGTGATTTAATTGACTACCTATTATGCCTCTCGATGGATTCTCTAGAAGCTCTTTTGCATTTTTTTTCCATATCTCAGCGAATTTTTTAGAGTTTGCAGATGTGCCCCAGTAAAAGGACCAATGTCCTCTAACTCCAGCGTTACCGCTTGCATCCGCGTGAGTGGATAGATATAAATCTACTTTTTCAGCGTTCGCCGTTTCGACTCGGTGTGAGAGGGGAACCTCTTTCCCGTTCAATGGTTGTACTAATACAACTTTAAAGCCGTTGTGTTCTGCTAATTCCTTCGCCATCCCTACTACTGCGCTATTGAAAGCAAACTCTGGCAGTCCAGGGACGCCCTTATTCGGTGGGTATGTGTCTACGCCATGCCCTGCATCTAATGCTATGTACTTGTTAGATGGAGGGCTATCTACTTTTTTCCCGTAATTTCATATGGCTCCTTTGTATAGATCAAGATGCCATCCGCTACAGCTCTGTTGTCATAGTACTTGTTTTGAATCTTGCCTTCTACATCCATGGCGGAGCTTCCACCGCCATCCGCATTAATAGCTGTATTACATCCGAGTTCTAACATTACCCTTGCGCTCTCTACAGCAGTCAATCCTTTTTCTTTAGTCATTCTACCTTCTGTTACAACGAATATATAATTTTCCTGATTGTCACCTATCAATGTCCGGGGATGTGATTGGTTTGTAAAGGGAAACTTGTCACCTTTCATAATGTTCATTTTCCCACCGACTACCAAGCTGTATGACAATGATATTGCCCAATTTGCTTTTTTATACTTAGTTTTCAGTTGATTGGCTGTAATATCATCAATGTGTAATTTACCGTTCTCGTGAACTAGCTCTAAAAATGCGTCCCCTGCCCAGCTTTCAGAAAGCAGGAATCCAGAGTCTACGTAGAACATTCCGTAAGGAAGCGTTCTATTTCCATCAAAGAATCCACCGTTAACTGCACCGATTCTCTTGTATCCGTTAGCTTCAAAATACGAATGTCTTATCTGTTGCACCGGTTGTCGCTTTGTTCTATCTCCCAAGCAAGGCATTATGACAACACCTTGTTTTGGTACTTCGAGTACATGAATAGTAGTATCGTACCTTCTCATTGTGTACTTCATTATTTGTAATTTCAATTTACTTATCCCCCTTAGTATACTAATCTAATATCTAAATCCTGTATTCCCCATGCAATTGCACCCTCATAAGTCTCCTTGAATATGTCTATCCTTACATTTTTCTTATCATTTCTTAAAGCTCCCCCAGTATCTTGAATCTCTACTTCTCCAAAGTTAGGTATGTATATCTTAGTGCCATAAGGGAGGCGCTTGGGATCTGCTGCTGCATATATTTTACCTGGTGTTTTTCCTGTTGATGTTATGCTGGGATTAGCATCTGCATTTATTCCATTTCGATCATCACTAGGGCTGTAGGCCGTTACTTTAGCTCTAATTACTTCTAATCTCTCTATTTGTTCCTGAAGTTCTTTGATGAGCTCTTTTTCGTTAATTATGTTTTTATTCAATAAATCTTTTTCCAAATTCAGCTTATCAATCTGCATCCATAGCTCTTCATTTTGTTTCTGGTGTTCTTTTACAGTAGTATTCGTACTAGCCATGATAACCATTAAAAGCAATATCCCCCTTTTCTTACAAATAGCATTTAGTAGTTAGTCTCTAGGATCAAGGACGCTTCCTAGATACCTTTTATAATCTTCTTTTGCTAATGCTTCTTTTTCAGCTAAAAATTGTATTCTTTTAGCACATATGCATACCTTATCGGGTTCTGAAATATCTCTTATAATGCTTTTGGTTAAGTCCACAATCTCTTCTAGAACTTTAAGTTTCATCACTTGGGACCCCTTTCGTTAATGTCCACTTTTGGATTTTCTATAAGCATTTTTGGTAGCCATTATATTTCTTATAGATTTTTGTATATTCTTTGCCTTTTTAAAGCTACCATATTTGTACTCATAATCCCTCCAGTGAGCTAAACTCATTAATAATCCGAGATTATCTGGATCTAACTGATTATCTTCTCTGTTTATAGGTATTGCTTTTAAGGGTCTTATCTTTTTCAAAAACATACTTTCGCCTCCTTCCAACTATTCTATGTGTTGATAGCAAGCCACTTCATCATATTGGGGTTCTTCTGTTCTAACAATTCTTGTGTTACAAATTCGTTTACTGCAAAACAAACATTCATCCTTTATTTTGGTCATGCTTTTCATCCTTTCTTGTTGATAACTTGCCTATTTATCTAAATAAAGTTAATTGATCAAGTTTATATCTAAAATCTTCAAAATCAACTTCTAGTAGTTCTTCCTCGTGCATTTCATATCTCACTCTATATATTTTCTTGTCAATACAACTCACAGCTAATTCATAAAATGGATTACTGCCAGTTATATGTAGCCTTTGAACATTTACTATTTTATTCACATTAAATATATTATTTTTAACGACTATGACTGACATGTATGCTTCTCCTTTTTATTGCAATGTGACTTAACTTACAGTTTCAAAATTTTCTTCAAGTGTTTCTTGCGACAATTCTAACCACCCTAATTCATCATTAGTTAGTCTAATTTCTCCACCAACAACTCTAAATGAATCTTTCTGGATATTCCAAATAGTACCTTCTTCTATAGCTGTATATTCATTTTCTATTGTAAACCCATTGTCATCGCTCATTTCCAATGAAAAACCTTTAATACATTTCATTTTAATAAATGGTTCTACGTCTGTGCTTCCACATTTTGAACAAACGCATAAAAATCTAGTTGTTTCAGATATTGTGTGTGTTTTCCATTCGTTATTACATTTGTTACATTTTAACTCATACATTTTTATCCATCCTTTCATGTCGCATAATCTAAAAAAATGCGACTTACCATCCTAATTCAATCTCTTTTATATCACCATTTAACGCTAATTCAAATATCGTTCTCTTTTTATATGGCTTTACTTGTATTTTGTAACATGGAATATTATAAATTTCGCAAGGAGATAACGCCCAAGAACCTCCTTGTTTTCTTTTGTAATAGCCATGATGCCTTATTTCGCCCATATAAGTTACTTTTTCATCACTTACACTACCTATCCAACTTTGTAATTGTATAGTGATTTTTTCGCCTACTTTCAGATTTTTAACTTTTACAAGTAGCTCCAATTTCATCACCTCTTTGCTTTTCCGTTTCAATTAGAAGTCTTCTCTTCTAAATTATAGGCAGTAACCACCTTCATGCGTGCAATCCCCATCTTCTGTAGCATATGGACAGTCTATGCATTTATCCATCTTCATTCTCCTTTCACTTAATGATTACTTTTCCAACCCGACTTCCTGTCTTATCTTTTCAAACTTCCTCGCTAGCCTTCTTAACTTGTTCCTGCAAGTTCTGTGTTCTCTCTCATCCCATACAACCCTTAGACATTTCATCCAAAATTTTAATTTTAATATCATGTGTATCCCCCTTATTTTTCAAATAAATTTGTTTAACTTGCTATTAACTCAATCACATTATTGTTCTTAATCAAGTGACTCTTTAATGACTTGAATGAAGTCCAATAGGGTTGATAAGTAGTATACTTGAATCTTTCTTCCATCTCTTTAAGAAGCTTCTTTGATAACTTCTTATAAGCTTCTTTTTTATCCTTTTGAGAGAACATTGACCTGGTCGTTGGTTTGAAGAACCTACGCCTTTCCTCGCAATCTTCAAGATACCACTTTCCTTTTATAGAACCATTTACATAGACGGCTATGACATTTTTAAATTGTCCCATCCTCTCTAACTTTAATGTGACTTCATATCCATCACAATCCAGTTTCACTGATGTATAAAAGCTTTCAAGCTTAACCTCCACCTTTTTCCATTCTTCCGATTTCATTAGCAGCACTCCTCTTCAAAACATTTTTCTTAACTTTTGATAAAGCTTATCCTGGTATCTCTTCTCGATCCTAGCAACATAACTTTGAGATATACCTAGTCTTTGTGATACATCTATTTGTGTTAATCCCTGATATCTTAGCCTTATAGCCATTTGCCTTTTAGTAGATTGTTCTTCAATGCTTTCTTCAATTAGATTATCCTTTATGATCGATCTAGCTATGAGCTTCTCTTCTCTTCCAATAAAACTTTCTTCTAGATTTTCGTCACTAGCTAATGTTTCAAAATTATAGATACTAGATCCATCATCAAAGCTTAAGTTTTTAGCATCTAACCTCACGAATGTCCATCTACTCCCTTTTTTAAGTCTTTTGATATACAGGAGTATTTCGTTTTGTATGCATCTATTAGCATAAGTATCAAATCGTGTTTGCTTGCTAGGATCATAGCTATCTATTGCTTTAATCAAGCCAATGCAACCTACACTAAATATGTCTTCACTATCTTGATTTTTATACTTATAAGCTTCATATGCTACCAACCTCAAGTTTCGTTCGATAAGGTGTTTTCGAATTTCTTCATTATTCAATTCCCTAAATTGATTTATCAAACGTTTACTTTCCTCTTCTGTCATGGGTTCTTTAAAATTCACCTTGTGTAACAATTTTTCCACCGCCTCAGCTAGAGCGACTTCCTCTTAATTTCCAGTTACATTTTCTAGAGGCCATTCTTACAGTTGCTCCTTTTACATACGCCATATAATCTCTTTGCTTCTGCTCCCTTTGTTTAGTTCTTAACTCAATAACCTTTTCCACAAATTCCTCTTTGGATGGAAGCACGTTTGTCCCCCCTTTTTTTGCAACTTATTTTGCAAATTAGCAGCTTTTATTGAGTTGTTCCTTCGTCACATCATTCATTTTCAAATGTGAATCCATACATCAGAAGTGTTTCTTTATCCATGGGTTGACCAGCTAAAAAACCTTTATTCATTAGAAACCTTCCGCTCCGAATCATCTTGACCATTCTGTCTGTATTAGCTTTGTTTGGTAGAATTCCCCGTTCCTTTAATGACTTTTTCATGTCTTCAATATCAAACTCAATGTCAATTTTGATACTAATCATTTGTTTAGCCATCCTTCTCAACCACCTTCTCCACTTCAATTCTTTTAATCATCTTCTTTAATATTTCGATTAGCCTGCTACATCCATAACCGTCCAGCCACTCAAGGCGCTCTACCTCAAACATTTTCTTTACAAATCCATTGATTCTGTCATTGTCATTGTTCCAACCTAATTCTTCTGTCATTCTGTAGATAGTCTGTCTTTGAGCCTTCGTCGAACTTCTACCACCATCATCTGTTCTTTTTTGCTTTTTCTTCTTCTTGGGCCTAACCATCGCATCAATTACTTTGTTGGCTTGCGCTTTTGTCAATTGCTTCATGCTTTCCTTCTTAGATTCTCTATAAATGATCGTGTATAGATCTTCCTTTTCTAATCCAATCTCTCTAGCAGTCGCCCATATCTTCTTTATTTGCAAACCTGTAATAACTTCCATACTGCCAGCTCCTATCTTTTTTATGAAAAAGGACTAGTAAAACTAGTCCCTATTCATCTTTTTCATATTCAACGCCGATCTTCAATGTCTCATCTACGATAACAGCATGTTTTAGTTTTTTAATTGCATCCTGAAACCCCGGTGTCCCTTCTTCGTACCCTGATACTTCCATGAAGTTCACGATTCTTTCCCAAGCTGCTGCCTCTGTAATAAAATAAGCCCAATGCTCTGCTTCTTCTTGGCTATGTCCTATAGTCTTCAGAAATTCTACATCCTTTTCAAAATTACCCTTCAGCTTCTTTTTAGCTACTTTTGCTTTACCCTCTGAAAGGTTCATTTCTTCGATGATATCTAGCACCTTTCTCTCAGTGTAATTCCCACTTACCAAAGGCCCGACGACATTCTTAAAAGGTGCTGTAAGCTTATACTGTATCTCTTCTTTAGCAAAATCCTTCAGAATGTTCTCTGGTATTACTCCTCTTAAATACTCAATGCTTACCAACTCAACCTTTTCAGCAGTGGTAACTATTGCACAGTTGCTGTCATCACCATAAAACTTTACTTGCTTTACCTTGCTATTTTCCAACGCGGATGCAGCTTCATTCTGTATGGAAAGTTTATGTTTGTTCATTTCTTTTCTGCCATCTGCCATCAGTGCATCCCACTTAGCAAGTTCATTAACCACTTTTTTGATGTTATCCATCTACCTTGTCCCCCATTTCTTTAATACATTTAGAGCATACATGGTTGTTTTGGTACCTTACCACACCATCAATAGTTCTACAGAACATACATCTTGGAGTATGCTTTGAGATTATCAACTTCCCTGCCTCTACCTCAATATCAACTGCTTGCCCTTTGTCCATGTCAATTTCTCTTCTGATGTCCGAAGGAATGGTGAACCCTCCACTTTTATTAATCTTTTTTGTTTTCATATTATTTTGCCTCCTCAATTATATTTTTTGTAAGCTCATGGAGCTCATTAACAAATTTCAATATCTCTTCCTTGGCCACAATAATGTAGTTATCATAATTTTCTTCGTTGCGAATCTTTATGGTGGCTTTATCTATTTCATATTCCATTATGTCTCCTTTATATATTGTCATTACCTTTCTTAAAGTCCCCTTCTCAGAATGTGGCGCCTCTCCTATAGCTTCTTGGGCTTTTGTTCTAACTTTTGACAATCCAGCTTCATTGATAACTTTGGTTAAGCGATCATTTGCTTTCCAATCAAGGTCAGTCTCTTTCTTGGAATCAATCTCGTCCTCTTCTTTTCTAATATTCTCGAACAGTTCATCAACTTCACTTTTATCTCTTTTTTCTGCTATCAGATCCGCGATGCCCCACTTACCATAGTAGGTTTTGATTGTTAACTTTGATAAGCCATACTTCTCACTAATTGTTTCAATAGCAGTATTGTTCCAACCATATGCTATGCATTCTTTGAGCAAGGTTTCTTTATCAATACTTTTTTTCCTAGGCACAGTCTCTGTTTCCCCCTTTTCTAATACTTCTATCGTGGTGTTCCCATTGATAACTTCCAACTTCGATGTGGTAACAATGTAACTTCCTTGATGGATGGTAATGAAGCCGTCATATTCACCTACAACGATACCTTCGAAGGATTTTGAACTCTTAGGCTTTTTAGAGTTGCAAGTGACTTTAATCCTATCTCCCTTTTGAAATTCCAACATTTCCTTTGGCTTCTACTCGATTGATAAAGAGCTTTAAAGCTCCTTTGCCGATGTATTCTTTTTCGATGTAGTTTTTTATCTCTTCAATCGTCCTTTCTTTTGTTTCTAAACCCTCCACCAGGCTATTGATATTTACCTTTAAATTTTCTTCAAGTCTCTTCCGTTGTGCAGCTCCTTCCATCTTGATCAAGACATCTTCCATTTTACGCCCTCCTTTTTATTAAGTTTTCTAACCGCTCTATTTCCTTCTGGCAGCTTCCCAGCATACGCTTCAACATCTGTAGGTCTTCTGTCATTTCATCCTCATAGTGGAGTCGGCTGGCTTTATCTTTCATCAATTGCGTTTTGTTTTCTGCACATGCTGGGTGGATGAATTGTTCATTGTAGAGAATCCAATCATCTTCCCAAACGAGATCATCACACACCCAACAGGTGTCTAAAATACAGCCACTTGCCATTACAGCATCATCATTTTACTAACCTTTTCGATTGTCTTCAGGTCAATTTCTCGTTCGTCTTCCACCAGGCGTAATACGTTTCTCAGTGTTCGATCCAATAAGCGGAAGCAGCCAGTGTTACTATTCGTGCCACGAATAATCAGTTCTTCCCTTGCTCTATCAGATATTTTGCAAAACTGTAAGTACTCAATTACTTCTTCCCTAGACAAGCCTTTAAGAGTAATGCAGAAATCTACTCTGTTAGCAAATCTGGCAATAAAGCCCTTTACCATGCTCTCTAATTTCGGTTCTCCGGCAATAACCAAACCTACTGTGTCCTGGTCAAATATTGTTCTAAGAATCTCCATCTTTTTTTGTGTGTACTTTGTAACTAGCTTGTCAGCTTCGTCCACGATTAAGAGGTACCCTCGATTCACTTCGAAAAATTCCTTAATTCCCTTGACTCTTTTCCAGATCGAACCGTAACCCTGAGGCAGCCCTATAGCTTCTTCAATAGCCTCCACTAAGTCTCTACTTCCCATGGAATCATCACATTCCACATAACACACTCGGTCTAGCTTTGCATATTCCTTCAATGTTTCGGTCTTTCCAAAGCCTGATTTACCTACGATAACACCAAGCCCTTGATCTTCTTGGCACCCCTGGCATACTCCCATGATGTCCTCCACATCTCGCGTAATGAAAAGTTCATCTCTTAGTTGTCGCACTACCTTCTCTTTTCCTGCCTGTTTTTCATCTAAAAACCTTCTGATTGCAAGTTCTAACTCGATTGATTCATAGTCACCTGATAAGTATCTAGATAATGCAGTTCTGCTGTACCCAATCTCCTTGCTTGCTTTTTCTTTACTCATGCCAGTTCTCTTTAAAAGCTCCTCCATCTCCTGTGCAAGCTCCGGTGCATTTCTATATAGTTGTACTGCCATTATTAATCATCCTTTCTATCCTAGTTTTTTTAGTGCAGCTAAGGCTTTCGCCGATTGACGTTCAAAATATTCATTCTCATCACTTTTTTGCTTTGTCTTTTTGTGTTTGAGTTCATCTTTATATTGTTCGTCCTGGGGAATCGCCACAACTTTGTCATTCTTATTCGCCATTTCAGGTGTGACAATCTTTTTATCAGCATTTTCAATAATATCTTTCTCATGCTGCTGTCTTTCCTCGTAAGTCATCTGGCGATATTTTACTTTATCAGTCTCATTTCTTAAATGACGTTTTTGATCTTTATTGTGCTCTTCAAAGGCCTTTTGTGACAGTTTTGGTGCGATTCGTAACAGTTCATAAGATACAGCTTCACAAACTTTTTTACCTTCTTTGTTATAAACATAGATTCTTGTAATATCTTCTGGATGGTACCTGATATCAACTCTTTGTCCAATGTATTTTGATAAATCTTGATTTTGATAGTAAATTGCCTTCCCATCCCGTGTAATCTTGATTCCCATGTTGGTTACACTTCGCTCTTCACTTTCTAATAAGAGACTTAAAGCATATTCCAATGGTGGCGCTGCTTTATAATATCTTTCAGCGTGGTGAAATACATCGACTGGAACAGGGCTTTCTTCCCCTTGATCCTTTAATCCGCCATGGACCCTCGTATGATACTTTTCTACCACCCATTTTTCAAATTTCTGTGCAAATTCTTCCATTGTCATTAACTCGCCATTTTCTAGCATCTTTGCAATATCTTTCTTCACCTTGGCGTCGGTCTTTGATCCCGTTAACGTGCCGGTGTAACTAATCGTTCTCTTTGTGAACTTCTCACATACAGTTCCAAAAAATCTCTCCACTTGCGCCTTGCTCCACGGTTGGAATGGAAGAGATCTCATATCATCTTCAATACCTATGCTACGGTAAAAACCTTTCACGTCTGCATCCAGTTGTACCCTGATTTTTCTAGACCTTCCTGTTAGAGATTCCGCCGTATACTCTTTCCCATTGTCAATCAAGAGATATTTACAAACCCCGTAAGGTAGTAATGAATTTACTTTAGGATAAAAAGCATTTATCAAACTCTTCTTGATGATGAGTGCATCAGGATTCTCTGCAACAGCCCAACCCACTAAAGTTCTACTTCTCATATCCAACCAACCAACCAATGCAGGACGTATTGCTTGGAGCTTTCCATTGGATCTTCTCACAGACACCCAACAGTCAAATGAATGAACATCTCCTTGCAGCACTTCCAGTACTTGAAGACTTTCAACGTCTCTTTTCCGTTTCATCATAAAATCATTCTTCCACTGCCGTTTCCCTCTAGCCACTAATGCAGTTGCCCCTTCTCCGTCTTCCTTCTCTATATGTCCAATGTATCTCCATACGGTGTCATAGCTAGGGAGAGGTAATCCTTTTTCAATTGTCCAATCCTCCAGGTCTTCGTATAGGTTTGTCAGCGGTTGATTGTTCTCTTGGAATACTTTGGAATAAAAGATATTTTCAATTTTCGTCTTCACCGGCTCCGTCAGAGACGGGAATTGGTTTTTCTCCCGTGGCTTTCGGCATAAAGCAAGAACCATGAAATAGTCATAATTTTTCTTGCTAGCTTCTTCCATGGTATCTGCCCAGGCTTTAGCTTCTATATAATCTTTCACGCGACTTAGTAACGTTCGACTGCTAACCTCTAACTTTTTTGCAATTTCCGTTGCGAATTTCGTTTTGTTTTTCCCTTCATAATTGAGATAGATTTCAATTTGCTTAGAAATCTCCACCGCCTCATAAAAATATTTACTGTAGTTCTTTCTGTACCAAGATATGTCCACTTGGGTATACCAAGGAGCTTCCTCTTTATTATCAGGAACTTCATGCTTTGCTTTATAAGTTCGTCGAGCTTTTTTAGTTAATGAGTCCAGGGCTACCATCACCCTATCCTTCCCACCGCTCTCCGACGGCTCAATTGTTGTTTCAAAGTCTTCTTTGTTACGCTGAATTTTTCTATAAAGCGTATAGTAGGCAACTCCTTCTAGCTTAGCCGCTTCCTCTATGCTAATGTATGCTTCCAAGATATCCCCCCTTTACAGTTGGCATGGGGAGAGTGTATAATGAAGGGGATTAGAACTCGTACTGTCAGTTTCTAATTATCCTAGTTTTTCGAGGTGTCGCTCTGGTGCGATGCCTCTTTTCTTTTTTGCTAAGATATTCCCCTTCATTGGTTCTCCTTTCATGCCGTTTTACTTTTTACCGCTATCTTTTTTGCCTGTTCACCTTCGATTACAGATCGAATTTTGTCACGGTAATCATAGCCAGGGCGCAGTCCATACAAAATCATAGAGAGAAACCTTTCATCTATGCCTATGCTTTCACTTAATTCTCGCTGAGTCATATCCAGCTCTAGAAGGCTTTGCTTGATCCATAGACCAAATTCTGTCATCTTGTTCTTCCTCATATGTCTCACCACCTTCCTCTTACACTAGTTGTTCCTAATGACAAATATCGTTGCAGGTCCTTCCTCTTTAATGCGAGAACCATTTCCCTTCACTTGATAAAATTGCCCCGGACTTACTTTAATCATCTTAGCTCCATGTCGATTGGCTAGTTCTTTAGCTAGCTCCTTCTCCTTGTAGTCCTTTAGCTTCTTTCCTAGTCCAAAGAACACATCATCGTCCCCCTTAACTTCTTCTTTCTTAGCAATCCCAAATGTTTCTTCGAAAGAAACACCCTCTTGCCTTGCTTCACAAATCCTACTCTTCTCATCATCGAACACCCAAAGCACATTTACTTCTAACAAAGGTTCTATTTCAAACGTCCTGCCTACGTACTTCTTCAGCACATTAGATGTATAATTTTTGTTTTTATACCTTATAGATCCACCCTTGCCAACCTTTCTTTTCTCTATCACATAAACGCCCCCTTCTTTAGCTAGCAGTAGCCAGTATTTCATCTCTTTCACTTCGTAATGCTACAATCTGTCTTTTTAGCTCCTGCTTTCTTAGCTCCACACCAGGTGTATTAAAAATGTCTATGTGCTCCTTCGCTAACCTGGTGTGTAATAATGTAATTTCTTTCAGCCTGTCCCATTGCTGCTCGTTTAAATTCCTGATATGCTGCAATGTTAGCTTCATATCTAAGCCTCCTTTCCTTTGTTTATATTTAATTGATACCTTTTAAAGGTTTGTCCCTCTTCTTTGTAGAATTTTGTGATATAGGAAGGGGGTGAACCTTATGAAATACAAACAACATGATATTAATGGGAAAGGATTTTATGTCGATCCCGAGTTACTAGCTCACGACTTAGCTATCCTGAAAATATCTAAGTCCGAAAAGCTTAAAGAGTCAACAAATGAATTTCTGTATTACCAAGCCTACATTGAAGCGCTTCATGATTTTAGAACTATGGTAGATGGCAAAATTCGTTATGACAGTACTATCTCGGTTGATAATCGTGCTAAAACTGCTTTAAGTAACGACTAA